AGACCTGGGAGCAACTCTTTCAGTAGTTGTGCACGTGAAATAGCCATTTTTTAAGCTCCTTATACGCCAGTTGAGTTGTTGTACTGATGCATTGTTGCGTTAATCTTGACGATAAACTCAACAAATGTGTCAGTGCCAGTTGCAGTGTCTCTTACCACATCAATAATGCGGATAGGTAAAGTATTGGTAGTGTCTTGCGTACCTTGATCAATCGCTACAGCGGAGTTACCAGTAATGGTAGATCCAGCGTTTTGAATCAAAGCAATGTTATTACCAATAGCAGAAATGCCCATGCCATTAACAATTACTCCAGAAGAACAAGAAACTACTTTGAACAGTGTGTCAGGATCATCAGCAACTACTGCAAAAATCTGAGTTCCAGTTTTGATTTGCTGACTTGCTGGGTAAAACTGTTGTTGTTGTACTTGACCAGTAGAGGCATTGGTAAACTGAACGCCTAAAAACACACCGCAAGGCGTGGCAGAGGTTGTACCAGTATCTTTCTCAATCGTTCCATCTGCAATACGTTTTACTAAATCGCCATAGAAAATGTTTGTGTTGTAACCACTCGCAATTTGCATAAGACGAGTTGACCCCGCAAAGACCTGACCACCAATCAAATTGACTGGTTTTAGTCCATACGGAGCGTCTACGGTTGGATAAGCCATAATAAACTCCTAAATTAAATTAACCTTTACCAAAGGTCGTCGTAGACTTGCTCTCTTTAAAGAGCGGCATCCTTGGGTCGCTTTGGCGCATAAGGCTACTGTCTACAGCTTCCATCTGATTTTCTGCCTGCTTTTGGTAATGTGAATTACGTTGAGCAACAAACTCTTCTGGAGTCTTGCAAAGCAATAACCCGCCAATCTCAATATTGTCCTTAAAGCGACTATTGGGATCAACTAGCAGTTGAAACTGAGGCTGTTCTTCAATTGCTACAGGCTCCCAACCTTCTCTTAGTTTCCCAGAGAGATTGCGGGGATCCGCTTGATTTAGCGTTGAAGTACGAATCCATCTATATGCATACCCAGCCTGTTTATCGGGTTCAGGGAGCAATTCTGCTGGCGCCCACTGCTGAGGACGTTGACTTGTTGCACGGGTATCTAATTCTCTATCTAATTTCTTAGTCATACTAATTCTCCATTTTTAAAAGTTCACGGGCGTATTGCTCTGGCGTTAAACCTAACTTCTTAGCTATTGATAGCTGAGAGGTATTTAGCTTTATCTTTTTCGAAGATGTGCTACGGCTTGCTGGAGCGACTACGGTACTCGGTTTCGAACGAGGCTTTTCGTCTTCTACGTCCTCGAAATTTTCGGGGAATCGTCTACGTATTGTTTCGTCAATACGCTTGTAATACTCGTCAGTCGTGGCATATGCCATCCCATTTTCCTTGACTAGCTTTTCGTGCAAACCAAGGGCGAGACTCGTCATCTCATCATCTTGACCAAACCAAGAGTTACGCTCTTGCCAAGCCGAAGCTTTTTGGTCACGAACAGGTTTTTCAGACTGTTGCGGTATTTGTACATCATTTTCTCTTTCTTGTAAAGAGGCTCGATGATTAATATTTTCAGCGTAGTTAGAAGCCTTTTCCATCTTCATCTTAGCGGACGTCATTTTTTCTTGAGCGTCTACTAATTTTTCAGAATCTCCAGCTTCATACGCCTCCTTATATTCCCGCTTTGCCATATCTAATTCACGCTCTGCGGATGTCTTAAAGGAATCAACGGCTACTTTTTCGCTGGTAGTGACTTTACCTTTAAGGGTTTTGTTTTCCTCAAAAAGACGTTGGGCAACAGCAATGGCTTCTTGTTGCTCTCGCAACGCCTTTTCCTTTTCCCGCCTTTCGTCATGGTAAATCTTTTTAAAACCAGCAATTTTTTGCTTTACTTCATTTGAGTACTCTTCCAGCTCATCGTTTTCAAGGCTTTCAACGTACTCAGGATCCGATTTGGTCTTACCTTTATCTTCTGGTGGAGTGTCGTCTTCCACCTCGATATCGATTTTTTCCTCATCTGGAAATGTGTAATCTTTCATTTCTTGTTTGTTTTCAGACATTTATGGCTCCTATTTACGTTTAATACCACGGGGATCGTCTACTATGCCTTCCACAGAATCATCGTTGATAATGCGGAATTCACGCCCATGTATTACTAAACGAGTTCCAGCGTTGGGGCGCACAAGGACAAAGTCTCCTTTTTTGCACCATGCTCCGCTGGGAAAACGGTCTTTATCTTTATAGCAATCAGGTCCTAAATCAACTACAAATAGGACTGTTGTTAAAAGTTCATCAAATCGGACAGCTTCGTCTGTCTTTATGATGCCGCCTTCATACTCCCGCTCCGTATCTGGAATGGCACATAAAATGCGGTATCCAGAGGGTTTGGGTAGTTGTTTTGCCTTCTCTTCGTCCGTCTCAGGCAATACGGTCACATCGTTTACATCATCGGTGGTCGATCCGATTAGTAATTCAGTCATTCATTCTCTCCATTTTTTCTTTGAGGTCTAATATGTACCCTTTTGCAATGAGCAGACCTCGAATCTCTCCGCAAACCTTTTGGTACTGTATGTGATCCATATTGCCGACCACCACAGCATTCTTTAATTGATCAGCTTTTTCGTCTATCTGACCCATTAAAACTTCTATTTCTGTCATTTGTTGCCTCCTGAATCTCTGGATTTGGCAATATCAATGCCCATTCTGGTAGCTTCTAGTTCATTTTGACGGTCTAGCCTATCTTTATCAGCCGCCATCTTAATTCCTGCCTTCTGACCTTCGATTTCTACCTGAGAAGCAATCCGTTCCCGCTCAACGTTGATTTGCTCTTGCTTGAGCTGTATGTCCGCCTGATCTTTCTGAGCCTTTCTCTGTACGTCTTGCGCTCTAATCTGAAGTTCTTGCTGTTGCATTTGGATAATTGGATCCTGAGCCTGCTGCTGGGCTTGCTGTTGAGCTGCCTGAGCTTGATTTTGCTGGAGCAGTTGAGCAGAAGCCTGAGCCACCAATCTAGAAAGCTGAACTTCGTAATCTTCTGGGATGGTTTCTTCATCATCCTTGAGATATGGAAGAGGCGCACCTAGCTGTTGTTCAATCATCTGGCGGTATTTAAAGCCAAAATGCTCGGCTATATGGGCGTTTAAAGCCGCTGCCATCAGTTGAGCCTGTGGATTTTGACCAATGACCTGAGCCGTTAATGGATCTTTCATAAAATTAGTATGAGCAATGATATGAGACTCATGATCTTGATAAATAAATGCTTTTAATGGCTTATTGGTCAAGACACCCATATTTTCTGTAATGGGATCCTTAGGTTTTTGATCATCTTGTAATGGAATTAGCTTCTGAGCGTTGCGAATTCCCAACACATCTAGCATCTGCCTGTGGAGTTGCGGGAGGTTGTAGATTTGAGGCGCATTTTGAGCCAGTTGGAGTACTGCTTGGTACTGTACAATCTTTTGCGCCATAGTAGCGGCATTAGGATCCGAGACTGGAATGACCGTAACCATGTCGTAGTCACTCTTCTTCGCCTTGCGGCTACCCTCTTCAGGTTCATAGTTGTACTCTTCAGGCGTGTAGTCACGAATAATTTCCTTTAGAAGACCTAATTCTTGTTTCATTGAGTGATGAATACGGGCTTGCACCGCACTCATGACTTTGAGAGTCCGCTCTAGGATGGCTAGAGTCGTTCCAACAGGTGCATTGGCAGACATATCCGCCACTTTCATATCACCAGCAGAGGCAAACCTACGCCCTTCTTCAACGATAGTCCCTAGTAAGGAATACAAGACTTGGCTTGGCTCCTTGTAGGGTAGGGTCATTAGATTGTCTTTAATGGCTCCTGACGGTACGTCAACATCACGGAATTCACCTGGCGCAATGGGGGTGTCGTCCCCTTTGACTCGCAAGCCACGGGTCTTAAAGCCGCCTGGCAGATTCGCCAATGTGCCTGCGTCCACAAGTTGTCGGATAAGAGAAGTGCCAGACTTAGCAAAAGCACCGACAAGGTGAATAAGCCCAAAATGATAAAAACCAAATCCTGGCACATAGCCATAATGAACGAAATGATTCCTTTTTTGATGAGTGTCATCTTCAGGTCTCCAGTTTCTGCGGATTGATAGGACTTCTTGAGTCCCTTTTTCAATCGTTATAACATACGGTAGGGCAATACCAGTCAATTCTCCGTTCTTGTCCTTGTCTTCATAACCAGGCAAATCTAGGTCTACGTGCATTTCCAACAGTTTGTAACGATCGTCTGAAGTTGCCCGAAAGCCCATCTTTTCGGCAATTTTTTTCTCAACTTCATCTAATGCTCCGCTAGGCTCTTGAAGTTCTATATCCCTGTAAAAACCTGCAAATTGAAGTCGTTTAATTTCGTTTTCGGTTTTTCTCATGACGTGGGTTACACGAGGAGAGGACTGAAGACTCGATGCTCCATAAGGAACTACGATGTCTTCCGCTGGCACGAACATTGAGACTTGACGATCTAGTGCAGGATCAAAGTAGACTTTCTTAAAGGCATTTCCTGAAAGCCCTAAACCCCAAATCATTCTTTCATGCTCTGGACGGTATTCGGTCATAACGTCCGTTAGCTGGTAATTCATGTCATCTTGGACACGGGTCGCAGCGTCTTTCTTTTCTGGCGTCTCTTTGCCAATAATCTGCGTTTTAACGGGACCCGCAGCTGGGAAAGTCTCCATGATCGTTTCGGCTTGAAACTTAACAAGAGCTTCAGATAAAAGG